GGCTTTTCTAATCGTGGACAAACTTCATCAAAGGTACCTATCAGCCCCATATCGCCCATACCGTCCGGAATTGCTGGACGGCGAAGGTGAGGAGGGAGCGATGGAACGACCTTACGGTCGTGCACACGTCTGAACCGCAGGAACTTCAAGCCGCCAGACCGAGAGGTCCAACGACGGAGAGAGTTTGCAAACCAGATAATGCGAACCATGTCATCGATAGGTTTCCTAACGTAGAATGGTGTAACGTCGATGCCTTCAAAGTAGTGCTTACCGCACGATTCTCTGAAGGGCCCAGTTATGAACGACTTTTCAGCGTTCAATGTGAACCCACAGTGCTCTAAGAGCTCAGTGAGAACAAGGGCACAGTTAGACGGAACGATGATATCATCACCGTAAACTGCTAGTCGACGGTCCAAGCCGGCGTGGAACGACATCACGGCTGCACTAAGAGCCCAAAAAATCAAGCTCTCAAGTTCAAACGTGAAGCCATTACCCATGCTGGATACCTTTGCGAACTCAATCACTGAGCCGTCAGGCATAACCCCACGTGGACTACGGCTAAGGCAAATCGCCTCAAACCAATCCGGTGGAAGGAGCATACGAACCAACTCTATAGCAATGGTATCAGAAGCCATCGATAAGTCTAGTGTTGCAAGGGACCCATCGATACTACCTAACCGTGCCAAGCACTGGTTGCGCTCCTGCGTATCCAGGTTGACACCCACTCGCTTAAGTTTCGAGCGAAGGAGGCCACCCAGCCCGCGCTGAACATACATGTTCATATCGGGTTCAATCGCAATAACGCGATCTGTTTTAGCGTTCTTGGGAACGGTGTCTATGCGAGAACCAACGACAAGTTTTATCCAGTCGTCTGTGTTAGGACCAAATTGGTCGGTGAGGTATGAAGCCCACCCAGGGGTACGCAAAATCGCGCACTTCGCTAACATCGCACAATTGGGCGTCGTTTCAGGTTTACCCTGAAACTTGTAATAGGCATCTCCCCGACGTCGTGGCAGGCGCGTTGAAGCGCCTCCAGAAAAACCGAAGAAGAGTTCTGCATCGTCCCAACTGAAATCACCAAGTAGTCGAGCTATTTTTTCTCGAGCCGTATGAATATACGATTCGAGCGTCACACCAGTGGAAGGGGTGACGTAGCTGTGTACGAGATGGTAGTTGGTTTGATGACAGATGCCCTCAGCAATCAGGAATTTGTCGATGCCGATCTTGGCTGTGTCAAGGCCAAGTGGAAACTTCGGATATTTCGACATTA